TCGCTTTTCTATGTTTGCATAAATCTCCATACCTTCATCAGTTTTGAACCAATGCGCTAACGCTGTGTATGGATGCTCATCAAACGGTACAGTCATTATTTTTCTATCAGTTGATCCCCATAAAAAATTACGTTGATCACTAGATAATTTAATAATACCTTCTTCTACAGCTTTAATACCAAAGTTTCTAAGCTGAACATTATCATCAGCCGCCAACTCTAAGAATAAAGCAGGATTGTTTCGAGCAAATAGTAGTAAATCTCTTTTAAGCTCTTTAGAGCTCATCTTAGACACTCCAGATCCTTTCTCTACTCGCATTATAGCTTCAGCCATGTCAATGTCTATTTGTCTAGCCATTAATATTGCATCAGCTTCCATCTCTAGCACTTCTATTTCATCTGCAGCAACAGTTTCAGGTTTATGCTCGTAGAAAATACTACCATTGTGAGGATGATGTAAAGTTAAAAGTTTTTGTAAAACTGTTTTCTGTCTCTCTACAAACAAGGCGCCGTTTCTAAAAATTACATGCGATAGTCTTTGATCACCTGTCATTTCATCGACGAATGGTGTTCTTTGATTTTCACAATATTTTAATTCTCTTTCGTAACCTTTTTCTTCGTCAAAATAATAAATCCCATTTGTCTTCAACATATAAGAAAGTGGTTTTTTATTTCCTTTTAAATAATAAACTCTATCTTTTATCTCCCAACTTGGTTTTTTAGGTTCAGGATTAATTTTAACCTCAACCATTTCGTTTGCAGCTTTTACTTCAGGTGCTGCATCAACCTTCTTTGTTTGTTTTTTTGCCATGATATAATATAATAAAAATTAAAAAAAAAGATCGAGGACCGAAGCCCTCGACCTTAATAATATGCTTACTTCATTAACATGAAGTTGTTAGCACCTTGTGTAATTAAACATCTCTCAGTTAAGAAGTGTAGTTGCATTGCATCTAAAGCAGATGTAGCAGCTCCTACAGATCCTGTAACCCAAGACTTCATTCTACGATCATCAGTTTGTGAAGCTCTGTAACGTACGTGTAAGAACGGACGCTTAATAGAAGCTCCAACAGTTTGATCATAAACAGATGAAGAACCAGCAGGAATTACAACCCCTCTGATTGCGTTAGCACCAGCAGCATCGTTGATACCACCACGAGTAGCTTTGTCGTTTAAGTAACGGAAGTCAGACTTGTAAAAGTCGTAAGATCCTCTACGGAAACCAGAAAAGCCTAAGTTTAATGCCATATCTTCAGAGTTGTTGAATACACCGTAAGATGTACCACCAGCACCGTAAGAGTTCATAGAAGCTAACATATCATCCATAGCTAGAGACGTAGCTCTATTTACAAACATCATATTTTCTTCAATAGCACCTTGCTTGTCAAATTCAGCTAAGATAGCATCGAATTCAGCTAAGTCAGTTGCAGCGTTAACACCAGTAACACCAGTAGTAACATTACCTCTTGATTCAATAGCAGCGAATAAACCTTGAGTACCAACTGAATCACCAGCTGTTCCTAAGAAGTTTTCTACAGCATCAGTACCGTGAACACCAAGCTCGCCTTCTAACATTGCCATTTCAATGTAATCAGTAAATCTTGCTCTTGTGTCAGATTCAGCTTTTAAATACCATAAGTAACCACCTTGTCCAGCTTCAGTAGAAACCTCTACCCAACCAATACGAGATGCATCTGATCCAGATACTTCGTAGTAATCTTTCATGATAATTGGCTTGTTGCTAAAAGACTTGAAAGAAGGCTCGTTAGCTCCTCTTGTGTCAGCTGCAACTGCAAGTGGAGAAAGGTATTTTTTACCTTTAGCGTACTCAGAACCGTAAACTAATACTACTAAGTCTTCTTTTGCGTCAGTAATTGCAGCACACGTCGCTACACCATAAGGTACAACGTCTACAACGTCAGCAGCAACTTTAACAACTAAAGCTTTAATAACTGCTTCTGGGTTAGAAATAATAACAGTGTCATTAACTCTAATACCATGACTCTCTGCAGTGTAAGTTGCACCAGTATCAATGTGATCAGTAATAGTAATCTGACCAGCTGTAGATGTACCACCATTGTTGTTAGTCATCGTAGCTGTGTAAGATAAATGCAAGCGACCTTGCTCAGACCAAACAACTTGATCAGCTGTCATTGCCTCTTCAGCACCTACTTGTGAAAGAAAACCTGAAATGGTACGAGGACCAAATACTTCAGCTTCTTTCTCCATTAGGTCTGGTAAATATTGTTGCGCCCAACCTTCATTCGTGGTTGCCGCAAGATCTAGATAGTTTGTTGCTAACGTCTGCTGTATTACAGAAGGCGTGCTGTTCAACAAACCACCGGGATTTGAAATTGCCATAATTTAAAATTTTAAGCGTTAAATAATTTATTTTCTATTTTTAATTTTAAACTTAAAATCAGAAGAGTTGTCGCCTAATACTTTAACTTTCACTCCACCAGTGTTAATTGGTCCTGTAAACTGTTGTCTTGGGTCCATGTTAACATTTTTAGATTTAGCAACGCTCTCCTTGAGTGCGTCAGCTTTACCTTGCTCGTAGAAATGTTGCGCTATAGCGTCAGCATTCATAGCTGTATATAAACTTTTATGATAACCTTTAGCGTCTGACATTGTATTATCTTCGTTCAAAAACTTTTTGACAAAGTTGTTAATGTCGCTTTGGGTATCTTTAACAGACTGAGAGTTCTTAACATTGTATCTAAACTTTTTGTCTCCAACATTAAATTCAAAACCTTTGAAGTCTTTGTTGAATAATTGGTTAGTTTTGTTTAAAAACGTCCTGTGCTGTTTTTCAGCTACTTGTTTATTGTCTTCCGACTCTTTGTTATACCTATTAAAAAAGTCTACAGCTTTTTGTTGCTCAGTTGTGAGCTTACTTCCAGCTTTGATTTCTTCATAGTATTTGGATTTTACACTTTCCAAGTGGTTCTTTGCTTGAGCAACTTGCTCCTTCAAAGCTAATTTTTTTCTTCTTATATCTCTTTCTTCATCTTCTTCTTCGTCATAAGAAAATTGATCTTCCATCATAAAGTCTATTTCTTCTGCGTCAAGATGAGGTTTAGTTTGTTTATAGTATTCTCTTAGCAAAGACAAGTTGTCAAACTTAGAATAATCTTGATTTAACCTGACATAGTCTTCTATATCTCCTCCAGTTTCATCTATAAAGTCAACTAACTTTTCAATGTTTTCTGGTAATGGTTTTCCAGTAGCTTCAGCTTCTGCTATTGCTTCTTCAATTTCCTCAGCAACTTGCTCAACTTCTTCTTGAACTTCTTCGTCAGTTATCTCTTCAACTACAAGCTCTTCTTGTGCTTCGACTTCCGGCTGTACTTCTTCTTGTTCTTGTACGGGCTCGGCGTTTTCATCGCTTCCAACCACTCCTGTGTCGTCAGCTGTGTCATCTGCAGCTTCTGTTGTTTCTTCCTGGTTTTCATCTTCAACTGGTTTACTTAAATCTACTTTGATAACACTGTCATCGCCAGCACTTTCAAATTTACTTTCATCAACTGCTTCAACAGTTTGTTCTTGTGTAGTTTCATCAACTACGTTTTCATTTTCTTCCATGATAAAATATTATATAATTAATTATTTAGGTTCAAAAGCACCTAAATCAAATCCACCTCCAAGTATATCATTACCTGAAGATTCAAAGTTTTTAGGTGGTTTGCCTGTTTGACGTTGATCTATAAGCTCGCTTTGTTGTGAAGCTTGTATTTTAGTTCTTTCGTCTTTTCTATTTTCTTTAGCATCTTCTCTAGCTTTTAAATTAGAAGAGTCCATAGCTCTTAGCTGCATGTTGTACTGGAACTCTTGCTCCATTAGCTGAGCTTTTAACGCTGCGTCGGCTTGCATTTTCTGAGCATCAAGCTGCGCTTGCATTTGAGCTAACTGAGCTTCTGCCTGTTTTAACGCCTGCTGCTTTTGTATTTCAAGTTGTGCTTGCGCTTGTTGAGCCTGCGTATTAGCTTGAGCTTGAGCTTGAATATTTTGCTGTTGCATTGCTTGATCTCGCTTCAGCTTTTTACCTCTACGTATTTTAAGTAGCTGATTAGCTAGCTTAATATTTTTAATATCTCTAAGATCTATAGCGTCTTCAAGATCTATTATTTTCTGTGCTAATGCTTGCTGTATGTTGTTTTCAAGTATAGCTTTTTGTTCGTCATCTGGCGCTAATTCTAAGAATATGCCAAAGTCATACAAGTGTAGCTCTGACATTTCTTGTAGCGTAGCAACGTTGTGCACACCTATACTCTGTATAAACGCTTCTTTTGTAGGTGAATACTCTATAATGTCAGATATTCTAAGAGATAAGCACTCGCATATCTCCGCTGTCAAGAATAATCCTGAGTTCAATATATGTCTTGTTGCTGTATTACTATTTGCCGCTGCTAGTTTTTGCACGCCAACTAAAGCTCTTTCATCAGGCATGCTGCCATCGCGAGCTTCGTTCAGCCCGGTCACATCACGTATCATTTGCAAGTAATAGTTATAATTGCCTATTAATGCCTGTATTTTATTGCCGCCAGATCCAGATGTTATTTCTTGGATAGGTACTTTACCTGGGTTCATGTCACCTTCCGAAGTAAATGATCTACCAATAACACTACCTGTTTGGAAGAACATGTTTAAAGCTTCTTGCGGATTATAGTTAGTGCCATTGCCTAAATCAACTTCAGCTAAACCATCAGCATCTAAATAAACACCATCAGGTACCATACGCGACATTACCTGCTGTAGCTTTAAGTGTGTCAATTGTATCATATCAGCAAAACCTGTAATACGTTTTACTAATGATTCAATTTTACCTTTATACATTCGCGGCGCAACGATACTATAATTCATTTTAACTTTAGTAAAGTTACTCTTAGGTCGCATCATGTTTTCTGACATCTCCCACTTAAGTAACTTGTTTGTACCTAAAATTAAAGCACCTTCATATAAAGTTTCTATTGCTCTTTCAAGCTTAGAAAAATTACCTTCAACACCTTCAGGTGGATTAAAGCTATCATCTTTTTGTATAAGCTTGTCTGCACCGCTACCTGTTTCTTTTACTTTATATACTTCGTTCATGTACGTCTTATAATTAAAATATAAAACTTGAACTTTGTTAAGATCTATGTCTTCATATCTTGGTCCTGAATTATAAGAATTAGATCTTTGTGGATAACCTGATTGTTGTATTTCTTCTAAATCTTCTTGCGATAAGTGAGGAAACTGCTTTACAAGCTCATTAATAGGTATAGTTTTAACCTCACCAACATAGTATATATCATCAAAATATGGAGACTCAGTATAAGAATAAACTAAGTCTGCTGGATCAACGTAATCTACAGTAACACCTTCTGATGTTGTAAAGTTACTTTTAACAGCGGCTATACCTAAAACTGTTAGATCGTAGTATAATTGTCTTTTTATTAACTCGTAATTGTTACCATCTAGCAAAACATTGAGAGCTTGCTCTTCTGCTATCTCTACGGCTTGCTTGTAAGTTAGCTGCATATGAAGCTCTAGCTCTTCTTGTGTTTCTGGTAACTTTTCAGGATCGTTTTGATATAAGTTAATGCCAAACTCCTGAGCGGCAAAGTCGTTCATTTCTTTTGTAGCCATGTCACCGAGCACGCTTTCCATATACTCAGTTCTTTTTGCTACGCCATAAGGATCTTGTGAATATGCTTTTATGTCAAAAGCTCTATCTGCAATACCATTAACAACTATGTCTACAAACTTAGGTATTATTGGAACAGGGCTCCAGTCTAAGTTTAAGTAGCTTAAGTCACCGTTTATAGATAACTCATCTTTATATTTTTGTATAGACTGTTCGCCTCTAGCGTATAATCTTAACTTGTGAAAATTATTAAAGTTTGTGTCATATCTAGTGTGACTTCTATCATCGTAAAACCACTCTGTCTCTATTGCTTTAGCAACTTTTAAACCGTAGTCATAGCTTAACTTTTCAGCATCGCTAACTACTTGACTTGGAAAATAACTTTTTATAACAGACTCTGCCATATTTTATTTTATTATTGTAGATGTATATCCTTTATTATCGTATGTTGATACGTTTATGTTTAATTTTGGTTTTATTCTTGTTGCTGTTGGTGTGTAAAGGTGCCTGTTGCAAGCCATTATAGCTAAACCTGAGCTTATAGTTGCATCAAACTTAGTTCTTTTATTTATATCAAACCTACTCCAGTCGTTTAGCGTTTCATTAAAATATATATTTCCGTACACGCCGTCACCTTTATGGCCGACGTGTTCTTGTATATACATCTCAATTGCAGCTGCGTGAGCTTGCTTAATATCTTCACTAGAGTTTGGTATACCACCTATTTCTTTCTCAGTAACAGATAGTTTATTCCAAACCTTGTCTGGTCTATTCATGCTAAAACCTCTGTAACCTCTGCGCTTTAAATAATAGAGTAATCTTGGCTTATTGTTTTCTGCTAGTAGAGGCATGCCATAAAATACTAATGACATTAATACATCTTCAAAAAATATGTCTGCAGTTTGTGGTCTAGCTATATATTCTAAGAACATATGGTTTGGTGGAGCGTCTTCCATAGAAAACTTAGTTAATCCATGTAGCGATCCTTTAGAACCTTTGCCACCAACAGTACCGCTAATGTCGTAGCTGTCACAACCAAAAGCTCCAACGTGTTCGTTACCAGGATATTTAACTCCATTTTTTACTATTATCTTATTCTGCAAATGACTTGGCGGTACCCAGCTTATTTTAAATCTACCTTTTGCATTAGGGTAAAATATAACGCTACTGTCTTTAACACCGTTTAACCATTGAAAATTACCGGTTGTAACAGCGCTGTCATTACCGATACCTTCATTGTAATCTATTTGCTCGTATATCTTAACTAAATTAAATATACTATTTTTAGCTTCATCTCTAAAAGCATGCTCTTCTGTTCTTGGAAACTGACGGTAAAATTCATTTAAACCATCTTGGTCTCCTTTTAAGCCATCAGCTTCGTTATTCCAATGATCAACTATCCCATAGTCAATTAATTCACCGTCGGGTCCGTATACATCATGATCTGGGTTATCAAATACAGGTTGTCCGTACTCGTCAATAAATCCTTCATAGTTCCACTCCATTGGGATAAACAAAGAATATAAACCAGACTTTGTTTGTCCATTGCGGTTTCTAGAATTGACATCTGAATCATTGTACAGCTTTTTAAAATTATCTCCACCTTTATCAAGAGCGTTACTCGTTGATCCCATCATACACTTACCAACTATACGAGCACCTAGTCTTAAACAAGTTTTAGTTACTCGCCAGTTGTTTAGAATATTATCAGGTCTTTCCCACTTACCACTTTCATCGTGTACTAACAAGCTAAGCTTTTCACCATCATAACTGTTGTCTCCAGTGTTTTTCCAGTCAATAGTAGTATCAAGTCCAACCAACTCTTCCTGCTTTTCGTTCGCAGTAATTTTTCTACGCGTAAACTTACTTGCAGGAACCCTATAAGCAAGTTCACTTTTAGGTCTGTCCATACCGTCTTGTATCGG